ATCCCAAATTAGAATATCCTCTGCATAATAGCTTGTCCCCCGGTGATACACTAATATAATCCGTATAAAACCAACCACTTTGAACAATTTCGGCACCTAAATTGTTTAAATAGTAACCAACACGAGCCATACTTTTGATTATTAAATTTCGTCCACCAATCTGCAGGTTGTTTACCACAGTATCATCCGTATATTTTGAAGCCCTTGTCCAGTCCCCAGCAATATAACTTCCGGTAGTTCTGGCAATAGTGCACTTCATTATTTCACCAGAAGCCCCCTGAACCCAAAGATCATTTATATCATATGGTGGAATTGGTTGAGCTCCAAAAACTCGTCTTTTACAATCAGCGGTATCTTTAGCTTTTGCTGCATCAGCTAATGCTTTCGTAACGTCTGTATCCGTAAGTCTAACCCAGGAATATACATTGCTTATAACCTGCCATCTGTAAGAATATCCGGTTAAGGTATCATAATATAAATCTCCTAGGTGAACGTTCTTTAGATCGGTTGTAGTCCAGGTATTAGCAGGAGGGTTAGAACTAGTTGCGGGAACTGCGTAAAACCAAGTTGTAATAGAACCATCAATTTGGCCTTGAAGATTGGATATAGAAGTATTCATGGTACTAGCAAAGGTATTTAACACGCCATCCGTATAGGTCTTTGCTGCATTTTGAGCCTCTGTAGCTTTTGTTGCAGCATAAGTTTTGGCTTGTGTTAACCGTATCTCAGCTTGTTCTATGGCATATACTTCTGCTTCAGTTAGAACATTATCCGAATATGAATCTGCTCTAAGCTGTTCTAGGGCTATTTGAGCGTCTGAATATGCTTTAGAGGCCGTTTCAGCCTCAGTCTTCTTTAGGTCTGCATAAGCCTTTGCTGACGTCTCTGCAGTGGTAGCTTTTGTCTCAGCATAAGTTTTAGCATTTGTCTCGGCTAATATGGCTCTATTGTCATCGGTATATTTTGAAGCTTTTTGCCAATCAGAAGCACTATATACACCAACTTCTTTTGCCGTGATACACTTCATGATGTCTCCGCCACTACCTTGCACCCATAGATCATTAACATCATATGGAGGAGTTGGCTGTGAACTAAATACCCGTCTTTTTCCATCGGCTGTATCTTGGGCTTTTGCTGCATCTGCTAAGGCTTTTGTAACATCGGTATCCGTCAATATTTGCCAACTGTAGGAGCCATTTACAACTTGCCATCTGTAAGAATATCCGGTTAAGGTATCATAATATAAATCCCCTAAATGGGCATTCTTTAGATCTACCGTATTCCAATCTTTAGTTGGGGCATTAGTTATATTTGGTGGAACTGTAAAAAACCAAGTGGTAATAGACCCGTCAATTTGATTTTGGAGATTAGTAATATCATTATTTAAGGCTGATACAAAGGTGTTTACTATGGTATCTGCATGCGAAACGGCTGCATTTTGAGCTTCTGCAGCTTTTGTCTCAGCATAAGTCTTAGCTTGTATTAACTTTTCTGCCGCCTCATCTATACGAGCTTGTTCTTCTTCGCTTACCAAACCGTCGGCATAAGCTTCTGTCTCGGTTCTGACTAAATTTGCTTGTGCCAGAGCATAGTCCGTAGCCGCCTCTTTAGCTTCCATGGATTTAGCGTTTGTATATTCTTCTACGTCTTCTGGGGCAGGGGTCCAATCTGTAGCTTGATTTCCATGTTCTAGCTTAATTTTCTTTATAGTAGATATAACTCCGCCAACACCTATAGGCATTGGGCATACTCGCAACATGTCTGCTTCTATAGCCGCTCCAGATGCCCTACCCTTAAATACTAGTGAGAATGTACCATCCTGGTTGTTGAGCATTGTTCCACAATTTGAAGAATCATTATTTAAACATATATCAAAATGTGTTTTTCCTAGGCCTAATGCACCCCAAACTTTTATTGTATATAGCTTATCCTCTATTATTTTTTCAGATAATTGATATATTCTAGTAGGGTAATTGGAGGTTGATATTTCTGAGCTGGACCCTAATATTAGGTTTCGACCTCCTATTTGAAAATTATCAATTTTGTCAGTAGCTATGGCTAGTCCCGTTTTAGTTGAATTAAACCAATCGTCATAACTCCCCTTGACGGTATTTACCCATATGCTGAAAGATATCTTTTCTCCACTCATCCAAGTATCAAATAGTTCCTCTTGTGATAACATCCATGCTTCAAAGTCAATTTGTCTGCCTGCCATCCAATTATCAAACTCTATTTCCCAGTTGGCTATCATTGATTCCGTTGTAACTGTAGGATTTACAGCCGTAACTAATGGGCATTTTGAAGTACCCACTTTGTTAACTATGTCCATCTGAGTTATAGTGGTTGAACCCGCCTTTCTTAGCATAACAGCAACTGGAGCCTGATGTAAGGTCTGGGTGTCTGCATATTCCGGTTCTACTGCAGAGGAGGCTGGAGTACCTTTTAAATATTTTATACATGCGGTTCTATTTATTAAGTCCGTTTCTAATACAATAGCGTCAAATCTATCAACAATTGCTTCTGCTGGATCGAGGTTTATTGGAAAGAGTGTATCATTTGAACTCCATATATGCCTAAACCAAGCTCTTCCAGTGCCTACCGTTATGAGCATATTATTGACATGTTTAACCTCAAACTGCTTTCCTACGGTAGCAAAAACACCATCATTTATTATACCATCAAACATTCTAGATAGTTGTACAGCATCATATTTTCTATCTATGCCATTAAAAAATCCATAATCTAAAGCCATTTTGAATTCCTCCTATTCTAGGTATTTAAACCAGTGTCTTTCCAACTGCCTCTTATGAACCAGTCAATATCGTGCATTCTAGGCTCATTTCCATATTGCATTATTGTTAACGATATTCCAGCATCCCCTAGATATTTCGCTCTGCATGATACCGGCAATCCATTACTATATGCATTAACGGACATTCTGGTTCTTGGTCCTTTAAAAAAGTTCTTAGGACCCGTTATGGTTAATACTTGATAATATAACCCAGTTGTTCCTAATGGATACGGAAAATCAACATTCATAGTTATCCCGCCAGTTACTTCTGCCTTACCGTTTACAAATTTCTCGAAATCCATACCATCTTTACTTTCGCAAAATATGCTCCAATTCTTCATTTCACTGAGAGCCTTCATACTAGGTACCATATTTGGTGTTACCAATACCCCCTTATCAATACCTGTAACTGGATCTAAATCTGATAAAGAGTGTACTAAATCTCCAATTCGAAGGTTCTTATTAAGTCCTTCTTGATTTCTGGTTCTAGCTGCAGTTATATGTACTAAAGATGATTTATAGTTGACAATAAATGATGCTAAATAACAGTACTTTACAGGAACATATACTGGTGGAAGTCCTTCCGGAGAGTAGTATACTCCTTTGGAAACTACGTAATATACGCCCGTACCATCTGCTGGGATTTCTTCAGCTATATCTACTACGTGAAAGTCAATGCTTTTAACTACTTTTAAGTTATATAGATCATCTATAAATAGCGAGCAGGATTCTATTGTTTTTGGAGCAATAGGTTTTTGCACCCCTATCTGCTTCTGAGAAGCTAAGGTTCGAATATTTCGTTTTACAGTACCGTCAGTATTTAACCCTTCCGCAGGTATAAATTGTAATCCAGCAGGAACCGTTATTACTGCAGATTCAGGGCCACTTGTATGATATATTCCATTTATATATTTAATTACTACATCAGACCCTATTGTACTATTTATTGTGTTTATTTGATTTTGCAAGTTTCCAGCAGGATCTGTACCTAACTGGCCTTTTATTAAGTCAAACCAGGTTGTGAATTCTTCTTTTTCATCTGCAGTCCAGAGGTTAAATTCAGAGCCCCATTTTGCTACAATAGCGTCAATAGTCATAGATTGGTTTACGGCAGTAACTAGTGGGCACGCTGAGGTACCTACTTTTCCAGTTATATCCGCCTGTGTTATCATTGTTGTGCCTGCCTGGCGATATAATACTCCGATCGGAACTTGATGTATTTGAGCATTGTTCACATAGGTTGGTTCTACTGGAATTGAGGCTGGGCTACCTTTTAAATATTTTACTATATTCTCTCTATTGGTTTTATTCATTTCTAAGACCATAGCATCAAATCTGTTTAACAACGGCTCTGCAGCATCTAGAGTAAACTGTACTAGAGCATCATTATATGTCCAGGTTCCGTCAAACCACGCGCTACCTGTACCTATGGTTATGGTATTTCCTGTAGTAGCTTTTATTTCAAACTGCTTTGCTACATTTGAGAATACACCGTCAGTTATGAGGCCATCAAACATCGCCGCAATCTGTATTGCATCATATTTTCTATCTATACCGTTAAAAAACCCGGAAGTTATAGCCATTTTGAATTCCTCCTATTCTACTTTTAAAAATGTGGGTGTCATCTTAAGCCCCGACTCATCATAGGTTATAACCATTTCAGACACTCTTACTTTGGCATCAAAACCGTTTTCTATCTGTACAATGTCTCCTGAGTAAAAGTCTTTTCCATACGCATATGTCGTTGACTCGTAGATATCTCCTTCAAAGGCAGCTATCATTGGGTATTCGGCTAATTTTTCTGTGCCTCTCTGATCCAATAATTTATTATAATCAACTAATGGGATAACTGTTTCGCCACTATCAGACGATATATCTCTAGCATCAACAAAGACCTCTTTTCTAGCCATACCAACCCCAGCTCCAATGGCGGAATACTTTCTAGCCGCCCCTTCCCCTTCTCCAGCAATATAGGCTACATTTCGATGATCTTTTGAAGAGTATATATACTGGCTGCTTTTAAGATTCTTAAAACTTGGAGAAAAAGTTATATAAGGATTTATCTCTTGTGAGAAGGACCTATCTACCCCACAAATTAACTCGAACTCAAATTGATTATTTTCATTTAGAGTCACCCTAAATCCTATTTTATTTGATTCACATAAGCTAACTATTGCCTCATATACCTCATCTCCGGTGAACTGCGTGTTAACCGTTAGTGCCGTTATTTTAGGATTGGTGCTAGCTTTAAATACAAAATTTGGAATCTTTCGATCTAGGTTAGTTGGACTTATAACATTTTCGTCAAGTATCTTTTTTATACCATCTTGAAGATTACCAGTTAGGGTTGTCATATATGCAATTACTCTCCATCGCAAAATGGTTTCTAGAGAATTCCCACTAACCGGTATTACAGTTCCTGCTTCTTCGTCATATTCTGAATTTATTGATTGTATGACCATTGTCTTATCCGAGACATCTGTTTGTAGGTAATATCCGTCTTTTATCGAATTTACTATTTCTGCTTCTGGATTTAAAACTATCTCAAATTCACCTTCTGCCGCATATCGGTCTGTCCATACTATAGAAGAAAAAGACTCTATCTCATCAATTTTTACGAATGATCCATTTAGGACAATTATCTTCATATTCTAGACTCCCTCATATATAGTTTTATACGACATGGTTATCATTAAATTTTCAAATCCCTCTTCTGCAGCACAGGCTATTATGTTATCTCCAGGAGTAAGCAATATCCATTGTGGAAACTTACCTAAGCAATTTATAATATTAGTTGTGATACCGTTTCGCAATAAGGTAACTGTTCTGGATTCAGTTGTAGTAGAAATAACGATCTCATCTCCAACAAGTATCCCTTGTCCCGTAAGTGTCTGGAGTTTCACAGTATCAATCTTTATTAATGTTTTATTAAAGGCATTATATATAGCTATATTCTTTGCTGCCCCTAGTGCCTTGATTATTATTTGCATACCGACACTTGAATCTCCTTCATAAGTCATAAGTTGCTCTGAGCGCTTATCTATTTCGCCAAAACTTATTAACTTATCAGATAGACTATCATTGCTAAACGGCATTGAAAACATTGGAGATATTCCATAGAAGACAGTTGATTTTTCTGCTAGTTCTCCACAATCTATAAAATATGGATCTGGACAAAGTATAGATATTTGTGCTCCGCATTGAGGATCAAATATAGTTGGTTCATTACTCTCAACAATTCCACTTATCATGCACTTTCTGTTATTGGTGGTTATTTGCAATTTAACCACCCCTTTTATCGGGAAATACTTATAGGTCGTTTGTCTTAATGTTTCTACATCTCCCCCTATGAACACAAGAGATATCACTATATTTCTATCTGATACTTTAGCTGAATTAAATATTGAGCCATCTAGAGATCCGTTTGGGGACATATTAATTGATGCTTTAGGTGGTCCTAGACCAGTTATATCAGTAATTAGGAACCCAGATTTCTCTGGGTCCGCCAATTCCAACAATAACGTTTGGTCTGTGTAATTTGTAACGGCTACTGATTTTATCATACTGGCACTGTTACTCCTTTCAACATAGCAAACTGATTTTTTGTTTGTCTGTAAACATCCGTACGTGAAATTGCCTTAGGTGATGTGTTATACTGGTTAAAGTTATACGTAGGTTGACTTATAGCAGCCTGGTATTGGCCATTTTGAATATTGGACCCTGCCTGCTTTATGTCGGCCATACGGGTGTTAACACTTAAGGCTTTATCATAGTTCATTAATGTATTTATCTTATTTGCTCCATTTTTAACATTGGATAGGTCAAGAACTGGTGTTATCACAGGATTAACATTAATTTCCCCATTTAAGAAATTGTATATCTTAGAAGCGGTTGATGTTACACCGTCTAATGATGCTCCCGCTAATTGCTTACCGGCATCATAGGACTCTTTTATGCCCCCTATAAGATTGTTAACATACCCTTTGACTCCCATATAACCTAGTCTACCAAAGGCTCTTGATGGGGAGCGAACTTCTGTTTTCTTTTTAGTTCCTTCTAAAGCAGCTTTACCTAGTGCCGCTCCAGCTTTACCAGCAGAAGCCTTGCCGCTTAGTATGCCTTCTACGTATCCTTCTACGCAGTACTCGCCTGCTATATGGAAGGAATTGTAGGTTGACCGGATTGCGGTTATGGTATTCCCAACACTGACCATCATACTTGTTTGGATTTTTAAACTATCCAATCCGCTCTTGAGGGCCATCGCAAGTACTTTTCCCGTGTAAGTAAACCCTTCTGCATACCCTTTTAATCCTTGGATTATTCCAGATATAGGATTTGTAAATGCGTTTTTTAATGACTGACTCTTAGAGGCCACGGCATCTGTTGCCACAGTAAAGAAGCTCTTTATGACACTAGACAATACAGGCTTATTGTCATTAAAACCATTTATAAAGGCGTTAGCACTGTTTTTACTTAGTGCCTGTATAAAACTGTTAAATGCTGTTATTCCTTTTTGATTTATGTCAGAGGCATTTACTGCTGAGTTAGCTAGGGCTTTTATCGAATCTATAGCAGTGTTCAAATTTTTTATTTTTATATTTTCAAAGTTTTCATAAAAGTTTTTAACACTGCCTCCGATTTTTTCAACTTCCCAACCAAATCCAGATAATAGATTTTTATCCACTTTCTGTAAAGAGGTAGATAAACCAACCATAGACTTAAGGGGTTCTATTAGAGCTACAATCTTTTTAGTGCTTATTTTGTCTATGGCTATGCTATACTCCGCTAAGGAAGTTCCAAATATCTCTATCTCTGTTCCAAAAGCTTGAATTCCTAATCCATTGGTAGCTCCGGTAACGGGTATCATATTTGCCATTTTAGCAAGGGCCGTTCCTGCTTCTACTCCACGATTTACATCATCTGCAGATATTAGAGACGCATTTGATGAGAATGCTTGTAGATTAGGACCAAAAGATTTAAGTTGTATTCCAAAGTCTTTTAACCCATTATCTCCAACCCACCACGATAGGGCTCCACCCCCATTTGGTAGTTTTCCAGCCATTTCTGCTAGGGCTGTTGCTGATTGTGCGGCTTCTGTTATTTTATCATTTTTTATTTTGGAAACGTCGGCACTAAAAGTTTTTAAATTTGGTCCAAAAGCGGCCAATTGTACACCAAAGTCTTTCATTCCGTTATTGCCAACCCACCATCCTAGAGCTCCTCCCGAATTGGGTAGTGTACTGGCCATGTCTCCCAGACTCTTGCAGGCCTCTGCTACGGGTTTTATCGCTGATATTCCTGTTTTAGGTATGGTCGATATTAGTAAAGCAAAAGCTACTAATGATGGTGCAAATAATACTAGTTGTGCTCCAAAAGCTGCTAAACCATCTGACTTACCCATAATGAGACTCATTACTCCTCCTTCAAAGGGAAGAGCTGCAACCATTTCTGCTAGATATTTTGAACCTTGAGCAGCTTTTTTTGTAGCATCTGGATCTATGTCTTTTACCGCCTTGGCAAAAAGAGCATACCCTACTCCAAACGCGGCTATTTCCAGACCTATTCCGCCTAAGGATCCTTTACTACCAAATCCTAATATTCTAGCAAAGCCGGCCAATAGGTCCGTTCCAGCTAGCATTAACATTGCTCCGCATAATGCCTTTACTCCAGAGAAAGATTTAGCATCCAGGGTCTTTGAAATTACTATGAACGGAATAAGATTTATCATCATCAGCGATATATTAGATGCAATTATAGGGAGAGTTGCTGATATTTGGCCAAGAATCCCTTTTACAAATCCACCAATCATTTCTCCGACACCAGTGCTTATTTGCACTAGAATTGGAATTCCTTCATTTAAGAATTTCTTTAACATTGGAAATTTTGTAACTAGTGCTCCTATTATTCCAGCTAGAACGGCTATCTCTACCATTAGGGCTCCTAGTGCAAGTACCCCCCACAGTGCTGCAGGTCCTCCTAGTCCAGCTAGGGCTAGTAGACCAACTGATACTGACATTGCTATTAATAACGTTGATAGAGCAATAGCTGAACCCATTGCTTTTTCCGTACCTATCTTGGCCATTTCAGATATTACAACTGTCATCAATCCTGCTATTGCTACCATACCGAGTAGTGCTAGCATACCAACTGCTACTTTACTCCCTATGATGCTTAATAGGGCTACTGCTGCAGTCATAGTGGATACTAATATGCCAATAGATAACGTATTTTGTATTGCATTTTTTGGTTTAAGTGTGCTTAAAGCTACCACTAGTCCGGTTAATAGAACTGTTATAGCAACCATAACTAATATAGACTTATAGTCGTTTCCTATTTGTTTTGAGGCTAATATAACCCCAGCAAAAGTGGCCATGATTAAAGCTATTGCTACCCCTGCTTGTAATAGGCCATCTGGTTTTATTAATGACAATAATATCACGGTGCCTGCCAATATGGCAATGGCTGCCGTCAATGTTATTAGTGTCTTTTGAGTCTGTTTAGAACTGGCTGCATATTTAGTTACAAATACTATTGCCCCAAATAATACTATCATTGTTGCTATAGCAGCTAAGGCTTGAATCATTCGCCCCGGATCCATTTGTCCTAGAATTACCATTAGGGCAGTTATTCCAGCTAGGGCAACAGTCATTGCTATGATCATAACTCCGGCCTTCACGGCTTCTTTACCAGCATACTTAGACAGTGCTGTAATAGCCCCAAATAGTACAAAAATAACTGCTATTGCTCCCATTCCTCGCTGCATTACTGCTGGGTCCATTTTGCCAATCTTTTCCATACTAAGAGCTATTATTCCAAGAGATATTGACATTGCTAATATTCCTATTCCTGCCTGAACAGCATTTGGACCTGCCTTTGCCGTAGCTTTAATCATTGTTTTGAATAACATTAACATAACTATTACCATACCAAGATTTCTCTTTATTCCAGACATGTCCATTTGACCAATATCTTCCAGGACTTTTATGAATACTTTTAGGGCTACAACAGATAGTAGAACCGATAAGCCTGCTCCTTTGTTTAGTCCACCTGCCGATTTCATGATTTTTGACATTGCTAGAACTGCGAATAGTACAAAGACTAACGATTTTCCAACGGTATCGGTATCTAATTCGCCCGCTTTCTTTAGGGCATGAATCATTAGAGTAAGGGCTATACCAAATCCAATTAAGGTTCCCGCGCCCTTGTTCATTACTCCCCCGTTGGATTTTAGGACGTATGATACTCCAAGTAGGGCTCCAATTAGCCAGGTTAGTATGGCCATATTAGCTACCATGCCTTCTTTAGACATCTTCCCAATTTTCTTTAACGCCACGACCATCAGTAATAGTCCTATACTGAATCCAACAAGACTTACTGTAGATGCTCCCATACCCTTCATGTCGGTACCGAACTTTTTCATTACGACTGACATTCCGACAAGCACTCCTCCTAACGAGGCTAGTACAAGAACTAGTGCTCCAAGAGCTATAGCACAACCCATTAATTTGTCTGATGGAATTCTAGAAATTATAAATAATGCTGCCGATAATACCAATATTCCTTTTGCCATGGTTAGTAGTGCCTCAGCCTTTAATTTCTTTTGAAAGCCTTGGAGTACATTACCAAAATCGCCTAAAAGCTTAACTATAGCTTCCTTTGGACTTTTTATACCATCTATAAAGCCAAGTACTTTTTTTAAACTGACAAACAACCCTACACCAAGTCCTGCTCCTAGAATGTCCCCTAATCCAAATCTCTCTCTTATAGACTGGCCTAGGCTAGTTACTCTTTCTACGAAATAATCTAACAGCTCTCCGGTTCGGCCCAACTTTTCTTGGACATTATTTTTGAATCGTTCAAAAGCTTGCTCTATCACTTCTAGTGCTACAGGGACTGCTTTGGACGCGTTTTCCCCAGCATCTATAAAGTTTCTAACTATAGCATCTTTTACATTCTTAAGAGCATCCATAATATCATCAAAGGTTATTTTATCGAGTGATTTAAGGTTGTCATAGATATCCTTAATCTCTTTTACAACATTACTAGATCCAGACATTATAGCCATTTTGAATTTTGAGTATGCATCAGAGATAATGGTAATAGACTTTACTACTAATGGCGACTGTTTAAACTCTCCATACCAACTTCTTATTCTTTTTCCAGTATCTACTAATACTGGGCTGAGCTTTTTTAAGCCTCTTGCTACAATATTATTTGTAAATAGAAAATTATTAAAAGAGGTTGCAGCATCTCCTATGGCCGCGGTAACATCAAGTATATTTAAATCAACTATCCCAAACAATTTTCCTACTATTTTTAGAGCTATTTTAAGGACTCCCCCAGTAAGTTTTGTAAATATACTGACAATAGAAAAAAGTCCTTGGAAAGTTCGCCGTAAATTATCTACAGACCCTTTTGATATTTTTAGGCCTTGTGATAACTCGTTAATTTTATTGACTAGGTTATACAGTTGAGTCCCAGTCATTGGAGGAAACACGGTAGTCCAGGCCTTTTTAACAGATCCTATAATTTTTAAAAGGCTTCCTAATACATTACTAAATGCTCCTAGTAGTAACTCCCTACCTGACGGCTTATTCATAGTTGTCACTAACTTATTCATTGATGAATCGGCATTAAGAACTTCCGACGCTAATTGCTCTGCTGCGGCGGTTTGTTTTATTGTACCATCCGTGGTTTTAGTTAGAGCCTCAGACATCATGTCTGCAGTTAGCCACCCTGATTTTAAGGTCTTTTCTAAAGAACCTTCTTTTTTAATCATCTCTTCTATGGAGATATTATGGCTTTTAGCTACAGCTACAATGTTTTCCTTAAAGAGGTCTGTGGATAGTTTTACTTTTGTTAGTTTTGCTTCTACTTTTTCCCAGCTAGAAGTCATGCCGTCGGTTAGTAAGTCATTTCTAGCTTTTGCTGATTTGGATACTATTCCGCTTATAACATTTGATAGTTGTGTAAACAGGGTTTTAGATTCATTAAAATCGCCTATCAAGGTTGTCCAGGTTTGAGTCCATCCGGATTGTATTGCTTCTTTAGTAGTATCTTTAAGCTGTGAAAAGGTTTTTACTTTTGTCGCTGCATCTTCTGCAACTTGCGACATTTTTATGAGTTCGGTTATCTCGGTTTTATTTAGCTTAGATTTTCCGGCAATTGCCGCTGCTGCTTCGTCATACGAGGATGCTTCTTTTCTAATTTTTCCAATGGCATCTGCGGTTAGAGACGAGTTTTCGGCAATATACTCGTTAACCCCAGTTGTTGTGAACTTCTTAAGGGTCTCTGTTAATACATCCGCTGTAGCCCAGCCTTCTTGAAGGGATTCTCTAAAGGATCCTTGACGCTTGATCATATCGTCTACAGCTATTCCATGTTTTCTAGCAGTGGTTTTTAATGCATTTTGAAATACTTCGCCACCCATACCGGCATTAACCACTGAATTCCAATCCATTAGTTTCAGCGTTCCAGAGGCAAGGGCTTGCGATAATTGATACATACCCGTAGATGCCTGTAGTGAAGTTGAACCGGAAACAGCTGCTAAATTGGCAATACCTTGAATGGCGGCGGTTGATGTTTTCAAGTCTGTTCCTGCTGCTGTAAAGGTTCCTATATTTCTGGTCATTTCAGTAAAATTATATATTGTCTTATCGGCATAGGTATTTAACTCGTCTAGGGCGGCACTAACTTCTGTTAGAGTGGTTCCCTTTGATGATGTATTGGCCAATATTGTTTGTACTGCGTTTATTTGGGTTTCATACTCAGAGAACCCAGTTCCAATAGGATCAATGGTTAGGGCCTTTATAACTGACTTTCCTGTATTCACGGCTTGATTGGTAATGTTTGCTAGGGCGGTTACTGCAACTACCTCCATCGCTGAGAATTTAACTTGAACCGCTTCTACGGCACTAGCCATTGGAGCTAAACTCACTCTCTTTGCAGAGTCATTAACACTGTTTATTCCATCTGCAGCACCTTTGAATTTCAGTTTTTCTTTTAGGTTATTTAGTGTTTCTAAAGTTTTGGATACATTTTTCTCGAAGTTGGTGTTGTCAAATTTCATCGAGACTACTTTATTATCGTAATCAGTACTCATCTAGCTTTTACCTCCCTCCAAGCCTCATTTGCTATTTTCATGAATATAGGTTGTATTGCGGGATTTATATAGTCTATACCATCTACCCAGCCCCCATTTCTAGTGGCATGCCCGTATTGTATGATTATGGCTATAGGCACTCCATTAACAACATGTCTATTATGGAATGACAATATTGCCTGCCCGTTTGTTCTGGTGATCTTGTAATACCAAGATTCTGCTGTTAACCCAGTGTCTACAGGAGTTTCTGACGAAAGGGCTTTAACTCCGTCCCTACCATATTTATTGAGCAATCCCAGGTTAATGGATTCTCTTGACTTTTCCAAAAAGTTGTTTAGTTTGGAAAAATCGCCCTTTTGTCCGAACTCTATCATACTGTACCTCCTCTATCTATGTGCTAGGAATTGAATAGAACTAAATCCAGTGTATAACACGCCGCTTAATTCAGCTTGAATATATAGCCATTTTACACTATTACTAACTGAATAATATCCATAGCATCTTACCGGGGTTCCTTTTGGAAGTTGAACTAGTGCTTTCTTATTTGTTCCGGCATCGTTTCTACAGTATAAATTAGCGGTGGTAACATATGCTCCGGCATATGATGGATTAAGTATTGTTGCTGAGCAGGTGGCCGTCACTTTCTTTTGTGTTGGTGTTGGTGCTGGAACGGGAGCAACAGGTACTGGTTGCACGTTTCCGTTTAGGATTCGGTTTACTTCATTTTGAATTACTTTAGGATCATAACCCAATGCGGACAACGTTTGCTTCCTGTACTCTCCACTACCCCACTTACCTACAATTACTTCATGGGCAATCTCTGATACGGACTTTCCACTTATATGAGGTACAGGAACTGGTTCTACTTCCCTATCATATCTAGGAGTAATGAACCCTCTAATATATTTTCCATTAATAGAAACGGTTCGTCTCTTAACTGCCCCACCGTAGTTACCTTCGATTACTACAAAGTAACCAGATTGCTCATTTACATATTCTACAACCCCTACGTGATCCGGCCATCCAGTATTATCCTTAGATGTTTTATCTTGCCAGTCATATAATACTCCATCTCCATAAGCTGGAATATAAGCATCGTTCTCTTGCCAAATGCCCATTGATTTTGCAACATTGATTAACTCTCCACAGCCGATTTCGATGGGCATTATATCGGTGTATCCTAAAGTAATTGCTAAAACTGACCAGTATGCTGCACACCATTCCCAACTATATTGCATTTTGGTTCCTCTAGGGAAGTTTGTCTGGGTATTATAGATATCAATAATTTTCTTAAAAGATCCGTCTTGCTCGTTAAGGCCTATAAGTGACTTGGCATAGTCCACTACTGCTTGTCTGCTTCTACTCATCTTTATTATCCTCCGGGAAATATTTCTTTCTATTCATCTCATTTATCTGTTTGTGTCGGGCCATAGCTTCGCCCTTGCTCATTGGTTTTTCTTCCTGACTTTCAATACTACACACTTCTATAAGAGTTATTAGTTTGCTATAGTTCCACCGATCACATTCAAAAGGTATCCCATAGTGAGCCATCCAACAATATATTAACTCACAGGTTATTATTCGTTTTTTTGGTGATCCACTAACATTTATTCTGGTGGCGGTTCTGTTACTGTTTAGGTACGATTGTATTTGATCCTTTTTGGCCTCTACTATCGGCACATAGTAATCGATAGCTCTTGTACTGTTATCTAAATCCATACACTTAACATAGTATGACAACTCGCTCATGGTCAACCCATCTTCTGAGGCAAAAGGCTTGCAGTACTCTTCTTCCCATTTTGAAATGGAGTGCAAAGAGTGTTCAAGACAAATGTCTATTGACGGAAAGACTACGAACTGGTTTGATTTTTCATCCCATAGATTAGAAGCGGTCTGCTCCTGGATTAGGTGCAACATATTGGTCACCTCTCATTTCGCGCTGTTGTTCTTGGCTAGGGTATGCTATTGCTTCTACAGGCTGTCTTTGAGCAGGATATACTGTTGCTTCTACAGGTTGTCTTTGTGGCATATCAATCACTTCTTGAACCGGATGCTTACTTTCCGGTAAGATAGCTGCTACTTGTCTATTGTATTCTTCTTTGTATTCTTTTGAGCTAGCGATAGATAATGGAATGATACCGTTAATAAATTCAGCCGCTTTTTCATCATTAGTCATAAGCTCCACATATAATTGGTCATATGCTGGGGAGGATTTGAACTTTCTTGATAATGGATGGCCTTCTTCATCCTCTTTAAAGAAGAATCTACCGTCGGCACTTCTTTCTCCATATGAATCCAAGATAAACTTTTTAAGTAGTCTAGCTATTGCGGCCTGATCTTGCATTTTAATAACCCGTTGAAGTTCTTCTACAAAACCACCTTCATGTGTCGTTTGCAGTTCTAGAATCTCTGCTTCTGATAAATTAAAATATCCTTCTTCTTCTCTTTCTAGTCCTGAGAGATCTTTATATTTAAAGTTTCTTACTATCATATTAAATTTCCTCCTTTAATAATGAGGAGGCCGCTTGGACCTCCTCTCCTATGTTGTTAATTATCCCTGAACTGTGGTGAGTAATGTTTGAACTTCTGTTGGTAATGGTAATCTAGCCTCTACCGTTTCGCTTCCCCATAAGATAGTCTCGAATGCGGCTAACTTTGCTGGATCAACTTTCTTTGAATAAATTTCAACCACTGCAGAGGGTTTCTTTCCTGCAATTTCTTCTGGTGTGGTAGATATCTCCCATGAATTGGTTTCTAGTTCGACACTCTCATTAATTGTAGCATGAGTTCTCTCCGTTGGAGCTGCTTTACAATTGTATACCAAGTGAATCACATAACCGAAGTCTTCATTTTCAACATCATTACCTAGCTTTGTAACATATGACAAACCAAAAGGAGCTCTTGTCTGTTGTCTTACAGCTACTCCTGGAACTAGTTCTATACATCCATCGCAAGCATCAAATTCTTTTGGTGATGCAAAAGCTTCAATTTTGGATTTGTACTCTTCCTTATTGATGATATCTGCATACTTTCTGTTGTCTGCATATTGCGGATTTGATTCTGCTCCGGATGGACTTTCGGTGATGTTGGTTACACCATTCCAGGCCACTCCCTTAGGATACGTTGTTGTTACTTTATCTAATAGATATAGTGCAACTTTTTCGACACCGGCGCCCCACATGCGTTCTCCTGTAGCACCCCATACTAAACCTTTACCCATTTTTTATTCCTCCTTAGAAATATAATGTAAACACTTCATGATATAAACCGTTTTTCTCAAATCCAGATACTCTCTGTATAGATGGAAACTTTGATATTAATCCCGTCAATGGTTTGTCCGGATCATACTCAATTACGGTTACCTCATAGTATTGTTTCTGTACATATACTTTATTGTTTGCAAAACTGTTTTGTATATTGGATTTCTTATATTTTATTGCCGGATATTCCATTGTCGAACCCGCTTGAAAATACACATGACCATCATAGTCTATAACGGCTTCTTCAAACAATGTTTGGAGCTTTAAGCTTTTACTTACCATTATAAATACCTCCTATAGTTACATTTACTCTAGGCTTTATATAGTCCGCAGTTTTTACTTCCCATTTGCGGCCCAGATATTGTATAGCCCTAATGTTACCTAGGTTGCTTATAAGGAACGGGTCGGCAATTATACTAAATCTACTGGATAGGGATATTGTTACATTCACCCCATCTGTACTTTCTATTCGCCGACCGTCTGAGATCTTATCTCCCTTACATGGCTTGTAAACCATTTTTTGCTCCACTACCCCAGGACGACTTGTCTCTTCTATAAGATATCCAATTGATCCTGAGAATCTAGCCATTTTGAATTCCTCCAATTAACCCTGTGCTACTGTGATGTCCTGTTCTACAATAATAGCCGCATTAGGTCTAACCAATGCTCCAGAACAACGAGTTTCAATCAGGTATTTCTGTTGGTTGAAATCGATATCAAAGTCGTCAAACATGTTAACTTCTCCACCTTTGTCAGTACCTACATTGTAGTCCGTAAGATTAACAATCTCTCCAAGTAACTCTAATGTTTTTCCTTCAACAACTCTTGTGAGACCGTCCATAATTGGAACCGAGATGATCTCTTTTAATCTTAACTTTTTAGCAAGTTTTTCTACATCTTCATATAGATCTCTTCCTGTGGTGTCTGTTAAGAGTAAGCAATCGGTAATGATTCCTTCTGGTAGGTATCCTGTTGGGCTGCCGGATCCTTTGTACTGTTTTCTGTTTTTAACAATGGCTCTGATGAACGCTTTTGCTCTATCGTCTCCTCTAGCGGTAACAGGGGCTTCTATCTTAACTTTTACAGAGTATAAATCAGCGTCTTTCCAGATAGGTCTGATACAATCTTCTTTGATTTTATCTTCGCTATCTACAAGTCTTCCGTCCCCAACAAGGAATGCTCTTGCCAATTCCTCATCAAGCATAACTCTCATTTCTGCTTTAAGGAACATCAACACATCATATCCTGAGATATCGATTATATCATCTCGATCCATTTTCTGTTTCTTGTATACAGTTGTTGGAACGGTAGTTCTCTTAAGCATGGAGAATACTTCTTCCTTCTTAAGGTGACCTTTGATATAACCCTTGGCTCTTGCTTCTTCTTCTGTAATATCAGCAACAACCGTTTTAATTCTTGCAAATGGACTATGGTGAGTATTGGTCATTACGTTCTGTACCCATGTCATTTCTCTGGATTTTAATACTGGACCATTTAAGGCGTCCATTGCATCGGGGAACATAACCTCAAGGTTTGTGATTCCGTGAGCAATAAAAGCTTCTTTCATGGATCCAAATCTACGGCCATCGCTAATTGCTGCCATAATCATGTCGCTGTGCATTAGTGTTTCACCTGTGTTGTCTCCCTGGAAATAATTATGTTTCATATCTTCTTCCTCCTCAAACTCTTCTTCGTCGTCATCATCGTCAAAATCTTCCTCGTCGTAATCGTCGTCATCTTCTTCATTGTCTCCGATATTCATTGCCTGTTCTAACAAAAATGCCACTGCTCCCTGCTGTTCGTCGGTCATACCATCAATAATTTCGTCTAGATCCATTTCTTCGTCCTCCTCGTCTTCTTCGTATTCATCATCCTTTTCTGAGTGTTGAATAATTAATCTATTATCTTCGTCTATAAAACGAATATAAGCATCTTCTGTTCCGTCATCACTATGTCGAAGTACCGTTTCAATCTTAGCCTCTGGATTTGCTCCAGCTAGCACAAGACTTACTTCTTTAATATCTCCATTGGCAACCCTTGGTCCTATTTTTCTAAGCTGGGATGCAAAAATGGATAGGGAATCTAAATCTCCTGACTGAGCCAATTCTTTTGCAATTTGTCCTTTTTCAGTATCGTTAAAAGAACCGTAAATCCAAACTCCTCCTGGCCTATTTTCTAGTATTCCGTGACCAAGGACATTGGTTGGGTCAGTGTGATCGTGATTCCATATGATGGGGACTTTCTTACCATCATTATGCTTAAACGCATCTTGCATAATGGTTATGCCGTCTGAACAGACAACATTATTTTTTGTTGCCCATCCTTGAAAATCATACTTCTTCATTGTATTCCTCCTCACTGTAGTCTTCATTAGAATCTATATATTCTGATTCCTGAGGCTCAACTGATTGTGCTATTGGTTTTTTACCTAGCATGTCTCGTATGTCAGCCGGGTCGAGTATTCCGCTAGCAGTTAGTGTTCCAGACATATTGATAAAGGTTTCAATTGGGATTAATTCAAGGATGTTATAAAAACTTTTTACTCGGTGGCCTTGAGTTCTGGCAGTCTTAGACAAGAATGTTCTTGTCATGGAATTTGTCACTGCAGAGGCTAATATATTACATATTCTATTTTGGTAGTTCTGCATAGTAGACGGCGATGCCGTACCATCAAGCACCCCTTGGGTCATACCCAATTGACTTAGATATTGTGCGGTTAAGTATTCTATCTGTTTCATAAGATTATTCTCAACCGGTCGGTTTAGTTGAGTTATTTTTTCAGTAGCATCAATGTATGCTATTCCCAGTTTATTACCTGTAAGTTGCATCTCGATATCTTTTCTTCTTTCACCAGCCATCTCTTTTTTCAAAGGGTTTTTTAGTGAGTATGGTAGCTGAATAATTAAATCTAACTTTCCAGATCCGGTTTGTTCATCTATTGTATCTAGAATGCTTAACTTTCTAGCAAGTCTTTGCCCAGTTGAGTTTGGAGCATTCATTATCGAAGCAAATGGATTTTCACAGATAGCAATGCTTTTCTTAGGAACTACTTTTTTTTCCATAGTTCCTGTGTATTCGTCATATACTTCAACCCTTATGTCGTTTGGAAACCACTCTAATATTTTGCATACTCTCATTTCATACACATTGTAACTATCTGAGAGTCTTGGGTCAGCATTAGTACTAGTTGGCATTATACCTATCACACCTTCTTCGCACATTGAATATACTGCGTCAAAGATTAATTCTGATCCAGACTGATCTCGGTTTGCTTCCATGGTTAACACATTATTCATGGAGGATTTTACATAGTCTATAACTCGGTTATCCTCGTCGACTTTTATATGCTTGAAATTTCTCGCGCTAACATCAACCGCAAAACGGGTGCATACAGTGCTCAATATAGTTTTATCCTTATAGTTCGCAGAGCGGGATCTGTCTGGTCGTTGATATGACCCCCGGCCTATATAACCAGTTGGATCTTTGTTTCCAGCAAGGGTATTGAACGCATGTTTTACATTATCTATAACTCCCATCTATAGGCTCCTTCCGTTGGTCTTTATCGTGTGCTACCATTTCTTTTTTTACTCATAGTACTAGCTCCGTGTCTTTTACTTCGACTTTGTGTTGGACTCAGTAATAGTTTAGTTCTTTCACGGTCTGCATCTAGTACTTTTCTCTTATTTGTGGCAATCGTGTTATCTACATAACGCTGCATATCACTTCTATTTGCCGACTCCGTATAGGCTTTAATCTGGGACTTCGTCATAGGAGTGCTTTTTTTCTGGTCCTTGTAATATGCATCCTGACGTTTTGCTTTTTCAACATAGTCTTTTGTAGATTTGCTTTTTTTCATAGCTGCATCCTGACGTTTTGCTTTTTCAACATAGTCTTTTGTAGTCTGAGCCTTTTTACGAGATGCATCCTGACGTTCAGCTTGTTTAGTATGAGAGCTGCTTTCTTGTTTCTTAGCTTTATTTCTTGCTGCCGTAGATGTATTATCCGCTTTCTTGATTATGTCTTGGCCTTTGTTCTTGTTTGGATATCGCAACTTATCAATCACTTTAGCTTTTTTGATTATGGCATTCTCTTTCTTTGTTTGAGCTTCTCCTGCCTCGAGTTGATGATTAGCCTTGATAACCAATTTTCCATATTTCTTTTCTAACTCATCTCCAAATTTGTTTAGGTCTTTTTCCTGTTGTTTCTTTTTACCATATTTTTTTGCCGATTTACCGGTACTCTTTACATAGTCGTTAACAATTTTTGCAGCCTCGTTTTGATACTTTTTAGCTGCGGCAAAACTGTTTTTGGATACTTTTGTGTTCTTATTATCGAATACAAGTTCTTTCTGGCCATTTACTTTCTTTACATAAGCTAGTTCTGTAGATTGAGTATTAACAGGCTCTTTTCCAATCTTTACTTTCATACCTTTTTTTGCTTTTGACGAAGCAACGGCAAGTTTAAGCCTCATCTTAGCTTCCGCCATTTTTGTTTGTGTTCCATAAGCAACATTCTTATATGTACCGGTTGACCTCACACTTTTTCCAAGTTTGTTAAGTTGTTTACCGGCAACCCTTCCGGCTTTGTTGACCTGTTTGCCTGCCATTTTTCCGACTATATTAGCTTGTTTGCCTGCAGCTTTTCCGGCTTTGCTGATCTGTTTGCCAGCCATTTTTCCGACTATATTGGCTTGTTTTCCTGCAGCTTTTCTAAT